GATGTTGCTGCGCTCGATGCAAAATACTCGAGGGAATTAGCCGATGCGAGAGCTGAAAATGAAACTCTTCGCGCTGACGTTGCCGCTGGTCGTAAGCGCCTGCGGATCAACGCCACCTGTCCAGGCTCCGTGCGTGAAGCCCCCACCACCTCCGGCGTGGATAATGCAACCGGCCCCCAACTGGCAGACACCGTTACACGGGATTATTTCACCCTCAGAGAGCGGCTGATGACGATGCACAAGCAACTGGAAGGGGCACAGGACTATATCCGCACTCAGTGCCTGAAATAAGTTTTGTTGATGCGCCGTATCGTCGCTATATTCCCTCATTAACAGAGACCGCAGCCCGACAGGGAGACTCCTCTGCGCGAGTGTGCGGGGATAATTAAAAACGATGCACACCGGGTTTTTACCGCGTTAATGATTCGCGGGTTTATCCCGGTGCGATGGTGGAAGAAACAGGAAGCTGTATTACAGAAAGTGCTACTACTGTATCCCGATGCGATGTATGTAATGTGAGTCAGATAATGGCACAGGATGTGGTGATGTGGCAGTCTGGAACACAGGATATATTGTCAGAATAAGACCCGTAGGAATAAAAATGAAAAGACGCCTTTTACTACTTTTTCTGTTATCTGTCCTGGCAGTGGGATGCTCGCAGCAAAAAGCTGATGAGCCCCGGCAATTAGTGACGGTGTATCCACGATATCCGGAATATGCTGCAGCAAATTATATCAAGGGGCTGGTTGAGGTTAAGTTCGATATTGGTGCTGATGGGACTGTGACACGGATCGTTTTTCTCCGCTCAGAGCCTCATAATTTGTTTCGTGATGAAGTGGTGAAGGCCATGGCGAAATGGCGATTTGAAAAGAATCGCCCCTGTCAGGGAGTGAAGAGACAATTTATCTTTACGCCGTCACGTCCTTGATGCTTCCAGGTAGAGAGGGGCTGGACGCAGGAGAAAAATGAAAGAGCCAGCGGTTATATTTTTGTCATGGCTGACGAGGAATGATGGAAGAAGGCGTTGTATGCCACACAACGCCTCACTGTTCATTTCTTCTTTTTCTCTGGTGGAACCCGATGAATAAGAGTTGCACTGGTTTCCGATGAGATGGCGATATACTCGGGCAAAGTATGCTGGCAGTTTTCCAACTGGTCAAAAATACCTGCTCTCGTCTGTTGCAATGCCTGCAGCATGCGGCGGCAATGCGCCTTGCTTTTACTAACCATCTTTCCTTCCTCTATCAGTCGCTGCGTGAACTCATCATGTAATACCAGGTAAATGCGGATGTTATCGGTTTTGGCTACGCAGCATAGTACAAAACGGACAGGTGCATCCCGGGACGGGGGAGGCGTCACATGTCCCTGTGATGGTTGTTCCGGGTAATGCACTGTGTGGGGCATAAAAATGTCCGATAATTTTACTTTCTACCGCAGTTAGTTGATTCGTTGGTCCTGGTAGCACATTGGGCGAGGATTTAAATGCCAGGCAACTGAAGGATGATGTTGCAAGGGAGATAGCGAGAATATTTCTGATTTTCATTTGATGATGCCTCTGTGTGAAATGACGGTAAACGACGCACTTGTGCCGGCACATAATAGCAAGCACCATAATAGATCAGATTCGATTCTTGCTGTAAGTGATAATTATTCTCGTTTTCGGGTCCTTTCCGTCGATCCAACAGGTTACGGGGCGGCGACCTCGCGGGTTTTCGCTATTTATGAAAATTTTTAGGGAAAAATCAGATCCGTTTTTCTTCTTTTTAACTGATTGATTATCAATAGAATTTTAAAAATATAAAAGGATCTAACAAAGGCTGTTTTTGTTAGAAAACGCCATTTTCAGATCCTTTCTGGTTCCCGGGGGAGTGTATGAACGTCAATAAGAAAAAACTGGCCGATATTTTTGGCGTTGATGTCAGGACCATCACCGCCTGGCAGAGTCAGGGGTTACCACTAGTTTCTGGTGGAGGGAAAGGGACTGAATCAGTTTTTGATACAACTGCTGCCATTCAGTGGTATGCGCAGAGGGAAGCTGATATTAAAAACGAAAAACTCCGTAAAGAGATCGAGGATTTGAGGGCTGCCAGCGAATCAGACCTTCAGCCCGGCACCATTGATTACGAACGTTACCGACTGACGAAGGCACAGGCCGATGCACAGGAGCTGAAAAATGCTCGTGAGGAAGGCCTTGTCCTCGAGACGGAGTTATTTACCTACATCTTTCAGCGAGTGGCACAGAATATATCAGGGATCCTTGTCCGTGTCCCTCAGACACTGCAGCGTAAATACCCTGATATATCACCCGTACATCTTGATGCTGTGAAAACTGAAATCGCGAAAGCATCCGATGTGGCTTCTGAAGCCGGTGAGAATGTGCGCAGGTGGATTGATGATTTCAGACGAACTGAGGGCGGCTAATTCTGCAGGAGCGATAGCAACCGGCCTCCTTGCGCTAAAAATTCCTGTCCCTCTGACGACAGTTCAGTGGGCAGATCGACATTATTACCTTCCGAAAGAGTCATCTTACACCCCGGGGCGGTGGGAAACACTGCCGTTTCAGGTTGCCATCATGAACAGCATGGGGAATGACCGGATCCGCACTGTTAATCTGATTAAATCTGCCCGTGTTGGTTATACAAAGATGTTGCTGGGAGTGGAGGCTTATTTTATTGAGCATAAATCACGCAACAGCCTTCTTTTCCAGCCCACGGATTCTGCTGCTGAAGATTTTATGAAATCTCATGTGGAACCCACGATCAGGGATGTGCCGGTTTTACTCGATCTTGCACCGTGGTTTGGGCGTAAACATCGTGATAATACCCTCACGCTGAAACGTTTTTCATCGGGCGTGGGCTTCTGGTGCCTGGGCGGGGCTGCCGCTAAAAACTACCGTGAAAAATCCGTGGACGTGGTCTGCTATGACGAACTTTCCTCGTTCGAACCGGATGTCGAAAAAGAGGGTTCGCCAACCCTGCTTGGGGATAAACGTATTGAGGGCTCGGTATGGCCAAAATCCATTCGCGGCTCGACGCCTAAAATAAAAGGCTCCTGCCAGATCGAAAAAGCGGCCAACGAGTCGGCGCATTTCATGCGTTTTTATGTGCCCTGCCCACACTGTGGGGAGGAGCAGTATCTGAAATTTGGCGATGAATCCACGCCTTTTGGCCTTAAATGGGAGAAAGACAGCCCCGAAAGCGTTTTCTACCTCTGTGAACATCATGGCTGCGTGATCCATCAGTCTGAGCTTGACCAGAGCAACGGGCGGTGGATCTGTGAAAACACGGGGATGTGGACCCGTGACGGTCTGACGTTTTTCAGCGCCGCGGATAATGAAATTCCGCCGCCGCGCTCCATCACGTTCCATATCTGGACGGCGTACAGTCCGTTCACCACCTGGGTACAGATAGTCTATGACTGGCTGGATGCACTGAAAGATCCCAACGGCCTGAAAACCTTTGTGAACACCACGCTGGGCGAGACCTGGGAAGAGGCCGTGGGCGAAAAACTCGATCACCAGGTACTGATGGATAAGGTCGTGCATTACACGGCGGCGGTGCCAGCCCGGGTGGTTTATCTGACGGCGGGCATTGACTCGCAGCGAAACCGTTTTGAGATGTATGTCTGGGGATGGGCACCGGGAGAGGAAGCTTTTCTGGTGGATAAAATCATCATTATGGGCCGTCCCGATGAGGAAGAGACGCTGTTACGTGTGGATGCGGCGATCAACAAAAAATACTGCCATGCAGACGGAACCGAAATGACCATTTCCCGTGTCTGCTGGGACACCGGGGGGATCGATGGTGAAATTGTCTATCAGAGGTCAAAAAAACACGGTGTTTTCCGGGTGCTGCCGGTAAAAGGTGCATCTGTTTATGGCAAGCCGGTGATCACCATGCCAAAAACCCGCAATCAGCGGGGCGTGTATCTGTGCGAAGTGGGGACGGACACCGCAAAAGAAATTCTCTATGCCCGTATGAAAGCCGATCCCACGCCTGCGGATGAAGCCACGTCGTATGCCATCCGTTTTCCTGATGATCCGGAGATTTTTTCGCAGACAGAGGCGCAGCAACTGGTGGCGGAAGAGCTTGTGGAGAAGTGGGAAAAAGGAAAGATGCGTCTGCTGTGGGATAACAAAAAGCGGCGTAACGAAGCGCTGGACTGCCTGGTGTATGCCTATGCGGCATTACGTGTGTCCGTGCAACGCTGGCAGCTTGATCTGGCTGTACTGGCAAAATCCCGGGAAGAAGAGACGACCCGGCCAACCCTTAAAGAACTGGCAGCGAAGCTGTCCGGAGGAGTGAATGGTTACAGTCGCTGAACTACAGGCGCTGCGTCAGGCGCGCCTTGATTTATTAACCGGTAAACGGGTGGTGTCTGTCCAGAAAGATGGTCGCAGAATTGAATATACGGCGGCCTCTCTGGATGAGCTTAACCGTGCGATCAATGATGCTGAGTTGGTACTGGGGACAACCCGCCGTCGCCGTCGTCCGCTGGGAGTGAGGTTATGAAACGAACGCCTGTCCTGATTGATGTGAACGGCGTTCCGCTTCGGGAGAGCCTCAGCTACAACGGGGGCGGCGCAGGATTTGGCGGGCAAATGGCGGAGTGGTTGCCACCGGCGCAGAGTGCCGATGCGGCCCTGCTGCCCGCGTTGCGTCTGGGGAATGCCCGGGCAGATGATCTGGTGCGCAATAACGGGATAGCGGCCAATGCGGTGGCCCTGCATAAGGATCACATTGTCGGGCATATGTTTCTTATCAGCTACCGCCCGAACTGGCGCTGGCTGGGGATGCGGGAGACCGCGACAAAAAGTTTTGTCGATGAGGTGGAGGCGGCCTGGTCAGAATACGCAGAAGGGATGTTTGGTGAGATCGACGTGGAAGGGAAACGCACGTTTACGGAATTTATCCGTGAAGGTGTGGGCGTTCATGCGTTTAACGGCGAAATCTTTGTGCAGCCGGTCTGGGATACGGAGAGCACGCAACTGTTTCGTACGCGTTTTAAAGCCGTGAGTCCGAAACGGGTGGACACGCCAGGACACGGTATCGGGAACCGTTTTCTGCGGGCCGGTGTGGAGGTTGATCGATATGGCCGTGCCGTTGCGTACCATATCTGTGAGGATGATTTTCCTCGCTCCGGGAGTGGACGATGGGAACGGATCCCGCGTGAACTTCCCACCGGGCGTCCGGCCATGCTGCATATTTTCGAGCCGGTGGAGGACGGGCAGACCCGTGGGGCCAACCAGTTTTACAGCGTCATGGAACGGCTGAAGATGCTCGATTCCCTGCAGGCAACACAGCTTCAGTCGGCCATTGTCAAGGCGATGTATGCAGCGACAATTGAAAGTGAACTGGATACCGAAAAGGCCTTTGAATATATCGCCGGTGCGCCGCAGGGGCAGAAGGATAATCCGCTTATTAATATTCTGGAGAAGTTCTCCAGCTGGTATGACACGAATAACGTGACGCTGGGCGGTGTCAAAATTCCGCACCTTTTCCCTGGTGATGATCTGAAACTACAGACAGCGCAGGATTCAGACAATGGATTTTCTGCGCTTGAACAGGCGCTGCTGCGGTATATCGCCGCCGGTCTTGGCGTTTCCTACGAACAGTTGTCCCGTGATTACTCGAAGGTCAGTTACTCAAGTGCCCGCGCCTCCGCCAATGAGTCGTGGCGCTATTTTATGGGGCGGCGAAAATTTATTGCGTCCCGGCTGGCCACGCAGATGTTTTCCTGCTGGCTGGAAGAGGCACTTCTGCGGGGGATTATCCGTCCGCCACGGGCACGTTTTGATTTTTATCAGGCGCGTTCAGCCTGGTCACGGGCTGAGTGGATTGGTGCCGGAAGAATGGCCATTGACGGGCTCAAGGAGGTTCAGGAATCGGTGATGCGTATTGATTCCGGACTGAGCACGTATGAGAAAGAGCTGGCGCTGATGGGCGAGGATTATCAGGACATTTTCCGCCAGCAGGTCAGGGAATCTGCAGAGCGGGAAAAAGCCGGACTCTCACGTCCGGTGTGGATAGCGCAGGCGTATCAGCAGCAGATAGCGGAGAGTCGCAGGCCGGAAGAGGAGACAACACCACGTGAGACGTAATCTTTCACACATTATTGCAGCAGCATTCAATGAACCGCTGCTTCTGGAGCCCGCCTATGCGCGGGTTTTCTTTTGCGCGCTCGGGCGCGAGATGGGGGCAGCAAGTCTTTCGGTACCGCAACAGCAGGTACAGCTTGATGCTCCCGGGATGCTGGCTGAAACGGACGAGTACATGGCCGGAGGTAAACGACCGGCCCGTGTTTACCGGGTGGTGAACGGTATTGCGGTACTGCCGGTGACCGGCACGCTGGTGCACCGGCTGGGGGGGATGCGGCCATTTTCCGGAATGACTGGCTATGACGGCATTGTCGCCTGTCTTCAGCAGGCAATGGCAGATAGCCAGGTGCGGGGCATACTGCTGGACATTGACAGTCCGGGCGGGCAGGCCGCCGGCGCGTTTGACTGCGCTGACATGATTTACCGCCTCCGGCAGCAGAAGCCGGTCTGGGCACTGTGCAATGACACGGCCTGTTCTGCAGCCATGCTGCTGGCGTCGGCCTGCTCCCGACGGCTGGTTACCCAGACATCCCGTATCGGCTCCATTGGCGTGATGATGAGCCATGTCAGCTATGCCGGTCATCTGGCGCAGGCCGGTGTGGATATCACGCTGATTTATGCCGGGGCGCACAAGGTGGATGGCAATCAGTTTGAAGCGTTGCCGGCAGAGGTTCGCCAGGACATGCAGCAGCGGATTGATGCGGCGCGCCGGATGTTTGCCGAAAAAGTGGCGATGTATACCGGTCTGTCTGTTGATGCCGTCACGGGAACAGAGGCTGCCGTTTTTGAAGGTCAGTCCGGCATTGAGGCCGGGCTGGCGGATGAATTAATCAATGCGTCGGATGCCATCAGTGTGATGGCCACGGCGCTGAACAGTAATGTCAGAGGAGGCACTATGCCGCAATTAACTGCAACGGAAGCCGCCGTGCAGGAGAACCAGCGAGTGATGGGGATCCTGACATGCCAGGAAGCGAAAGGACGTGAACAGCTTGCCACGATGCTGGCAGGGCAACAGGGCATGAGCGTTGAACAGGCCCGGGCGATTCTGGCCGCGGCGGCACCGCAGCAGCCGGTGGCATCCGCACAGAGTGAAGCCGATCGCATTATGGCGTGTGAAGAAGCGAACGGTCGTGAACAACTGGCAGCAACGCTGGCGGCGATGCCGGAGAGGACGGTGGAAAAAGCCCGCCCGATCCTGGCTGCTTCACCGCAGGCGAATGCCGGGCCCTCACTTCGTGATCAGATCATGGCACTGGATGAGGCAAAAGGGGCTGAGGCGCAGGCTGAACAGCTGGCTGCCTGCCCGGGAATGACTGTGGAGAGCGCCCGGGCTGTGCTGGCTGCGGGATCAGGTAAGGCAGAACCGGTCTCTGCATCCACAACCGCCCTGTTTGAACATTTCATGGCGAACCATTCACCGGCTGCGGTCCAGGGGGGCGTGTCACAGGCGTCAGAAGACGGTGATGCGGACGTGAAAATGCTCATGGCCATGCCATGAAGTCAGTGCTGAACATCAATACGAGGTTTTAACAATATGGTGACGAAAACCATCACTGAACAGCGTGCGGAAGTACGTATTTTTGCCGGTAATGATCCGGCTCACACCGCCACAGGCAGCAGCGGGATTTCCTCGGCAACACCGGCACTGACACCCCTGATGCTGGATGGGGCCACCGGGAAACTGGTGGTCTGGGACGGACAGAAAGCCGGTAGTGCGGTTGGCATACTGGTACTGCCGCTTGAAGGCACAGAGGCGGTGCTGACGTATTACAAGTCGGGGACCTTTGCGACGGAGGCAATCCGCTGGCCTGAAAGTGTGGATGAACACAAAAAGGCCAACGCCTTTACCGGCAGTGCCCTGAGTCACGCGGCGCTGCCGTAACACGTTATCAGGCCACCGCGTTGGCCTGACTGATTTCTTAATGAAAGGAACTGATTTATGGGATTGTTTACGACCCGCCAGTTACTCGGTTATGAGACGACAATAACTCAGTCCGCCTGGCGCCGATTATTCTGGCCGGTTTTGTAACCTGAGTGTCATTTACATGATCCAACAGGAAATGGCGTGACGCTCAATACTTCTCAGGTCAGTTACTATATGACTCAGCGTAAGAAAGGTATAACTCAGCATATCTCGGCCATGAAGGCTGGTATCTCAGTCCGTTCTGGTCGTCGGATCGAAAAAGGAGAGTGGGCAAAAAACAGTGTTCGGCACTGGCGCACACGCAAAGATCCTCTGGAAGCTGTGTGGGACAGCATGCTTGTTCCTCTGTTGAAAGAGAGGCCGGCTCTGACACCAACAACTCTGCTGGAGATGCTACAGGATAAATATCCCGGCCAGTACCCCAACAGCCTTCGAAGAACAATGCAACGGCGGGTCCGCGAATGGAAGCTACAGTATGGTGCAGAGCAGGAGGTCATGTTCCGCCAGCGACATCAGCCCGGTCTGCGAGGTCTGTCGGACTTTACTGAACTGAAAGGTGTAGTTGTCACCATCGCCGGTAAGTTGTTGGCGCATAAGTTGTATCACTTCCGTCTGGAATGGAGCCACTGGAGCTGGATGCGGGTTGTGCTGGGTGGTGAGAGCTTCTCTGCTCTGGCTGAAGGTCTGCAGGAAGCCCTCGGACAACTGGGCGGAGTGCCGGTAGAACATAAAACGGACAGCCTGAGGGCAGCATGGAAACAACAGGGCGAAGATGGACGCCGCGAGCTGACTGAGCGTTATGCTGCTCTCTGTCAGCACTACGGAATGCAGGGCGTACACAATAATGCCGGTCGGGGCCACGAAAATGGCTCGGTTGAAAGTGCCCACGGACATCTGAAAAGGCGTATCTGTCAGGCGCTGATACTGCGGGGCAGTAACGACTTCAGCACCATAGAAGAATATCAGGCCTTCATCACTCAGCAGGTTATGCGGCACAACCGTAACAATCAGGATCTGGTCAAGGAAGAACGTCTTCATCTGAAACCGCTGCCGCTTCGTCGCAGTGCTGACTATGATGAGCTGACTGTGAGGGTTAGCCGCAGCAGTACCATCAATGTGAAGCACGTCGTCTACAGCGTACCTTCCCGGCTTGTAGGTCAACTGTTACGGGTCCGGTTATGGGACGATCGTCTGAGCTGTTACGTTGGCAGCAGCGAGGTCATGAGCTGCCCACGTGTCAGACCAGAAAAAGGGAAGACGCGGGCCCGTCGTATCGACTTCCGACATGTGATCGACAGTCTGGCAAAAAAGCCCGGTGCGTTCTGCCATGCAACGCTGAGAAATGACATCCTGCCAGACGATGAATGGCGGAGGCTGTGGCGTCGCTTATGTAATCATCTGGAACCCGACATGGCAGGCAGGCTGATGGTACATGCTCTGAAACTGGCTGCAGGATACGACGATATCTCAGTCGTGGCAAAAGGTATGGAGCAGATGCTGAATACCCCGGGAAACGTGGATCTGCACCGGCTGATGCGCTTCCTGGGTATAAAGGAAAAGGCGTTGCCGGTAGTCAATGTGAAACAGCATAACCTGAGCAGTTATGAGCAACTACTGCGTGGCAAGGGAGGTTCGCAGTGAGCAATATCCATCACCTTGAACGCAGCCTGCGTAAACTACGCCTGACACGAGTTGGAGCTGAATGGCACGCTCTGGAAAAACGAGCACTGGCAGAAGGCTGGACACCATCGCGCTATCTTCTGACGCTATGCAATGAAGAACTCCTGTGGCGCGAGAGTGAAAAACTGCGTCGTTATAAAAAGGAGGCCCGGTTGCCAGTTGCCAAAACGCTAAGCGAATACGACTTCAGTCAGGTGCCGGAACTGAATGGAGCTCAGTTCCGGCAACTCTGTGAAACGACAGACTGGGTTGATGCAGGAGAAAACGTTCTGCTGTTCGGAGCCAGCGGGTTGGGGAAAAGCCATCTGGCGGCAGCGATCGTGGATGGCGTAGTAGGCCAGGGCTACCGGGCCCGGTTCTACAGCGCAGGAGAGTTGTTGCAGGAACTACGTAAAGCCAGAGCGCAGTTGAAACTGAATGAGCTGCTACTGAAACTGGATCGCTACCGGGTGATAGTGGTGGATGATCTTGGCTATGTCAAACGCGACAGCGCCGAAACGGGAGTACTGTTCGAGTTAATAGCGCATCGCTATGAACGTGGGAGCCTGGTGATAACCAGTAACCATCCGTTCAGCATGTGGGGCAGCATCTTCGTGGATGAGACTATGGCGGTGGCGGCGGCAGACCGGCTGATCCATCACGGATATATGTTCGAACTGAAAGGTGAAAGCTACAGGAAAAAGACAGCGAAGGCAGTAACAAGCGCGACTTGATGTCGCACTGAAGGGGGCGGCCAGTATAGTTGGCGCGAGTCGGCAAAACTAGTTGACGTCTAATAACGTCCTGTTGTGTTTCTGTGTCTTATATATTCACGATGAAAATATAAATCAGTGTTTTATATCTGTGATCTTAATTTCACAAATTAATATTACATTATTTATTTTGTTTTTACTTTTCATGAAAAATATAACTTGTTTTTTGATTTGTATCTAAATTTTGTCATAAATCAATAACAGTCACTCATTCCATTTAACTTGATTATAACGATCTTTTATTCTGCATATGAATAATATTCCGGTCATATATTCTGATTGTATTCTTTTTTTGTGTTATATGATTCTGGTATTTTGTGATTTTGTAGATAAAAAGATCGTGCAATGTATATTTTTAAGTAAGAAACACCATGATAGTATTTGTGCCGTTGACGCAGGGGGAGACAGGTATCCTGTTGAATCTGAAGTGAAAAGGTTTCATTCCCTGCATGTTATTCGTGTGTATGGAGTGAATCAGAGATGAGGGAGCGATATCTGTATCTTGCTGACACCCCTCAGGGGATACTGATGTCCGGTCAGGTGCCGGAATATCAGTTCTGGTTACTGGCTGAGATATCGCCGGTGCACAGTGAGAAGGTTATTAATGCGCTGAGGGATTATCTGGTAATGGGATATAACCGTATGGAGGCCTGCGGGCGTCATGGTGTGTCGCCGGGATATTTTTCTGGTGCACTGAAGCGGTTTCAGCGGGTCAGTCAGACGGTATACAGGCTGGTGCCTTTTTATTTCCCGGAGGCGGGTCATGAAGTTCACAGGGGAGAGTGATGAAAGGGCGTGAGCGGGTTTAATAAGTGCGGTTGATATTATTACGCTAATTAAAGCTATTTCTGTTAAGCATTAAGCATTAAGCATTAAGCATTAAGCATTAAGCATTAAGCATTAAGCATTAAGCATTAAGCATTAAGCATTAAGCACTGAATATTAACATCAGTTTCACCATCCGTTTCGCCACCCGGCACGAATGCGGTGACTGCATGCAGTCCGGTCAGAGTCAGTTCCGGGTGGGGATGGTG